GCCTAAAGATATACGGCCTAGATAATTTTTACTTACCAAGAACATTAGTCAACAAAGATTTAGTTTTAGGAGAAGATACTCTATCTAAATTTGACCAATCTTACATGATTGAGATGTACATGGAAACTGCTGAAGGTTTTGGTGGCGAACAAGAATTAGTATCTAAATTTGGTTTAGAAATTAGAGAAGATACAACATTTGTCATTGCAAAAAGAAGATGGCAAAATCAAGTTGATAATAATGCAAATAGTATAGTAGATGGTAGACCTAACGAAGGTGATTTAATTTATGTGCCTTTGATGAATAGTTTTTTTGAGATACAATTCGTAGAAGATCAGGAACCATTCTTTCAATTAGGTAACTTACCTGTCTATAAATTAAGAACAACTAGATTTGAATATTCTAGTGAGAAAATTGATACAGGCAGATCAGAAATTGATGTTGCTGAAGATAGATTATCTATAGATCAATTACAACATCAATTAACATTAGAAGATGGTGGTGGTATCATGTTAGAGGATTCTGATACTACATTAAACACTATAAACTTCTTATTGGCAGAAACACACGAAGATATAAATCTTGCAACACAAACTAGAGATTACGCTGACAACGCCACGTACAACGCTGACGCTGGGTTTGATACTGCTAGTACAGGTGATGATATACTAGACTTTACAGAAAGAAACCCTTTCGGAGAGGTTGATGAAACATAATGTTTGGAAAACAATTCTACCACGAATCATTAAGAAAGATTGTTGTATCATTTGGTACAATATTCAATAACATTGTCATTGTAAGAAAAGATGGTGACGGTGGTACAATACAAAGATTAAAAGTACCTCTATCGTATTCGCCTAAAGAAAAGTTTTTAACAAGATTAGAACAACAACCTAATTTAGATCAAAGAGAAATGGCAATGTCACTACCTCGTATGGGTTTTGAAATTGCTGGTTTGTCTTATGACTCATCTCGTAAGTTACAAAGAGTTGGTAAGTTTAAAAATGTAAATACTTCAGACGCAACTAAACAATATTATCAATACAATCCTGTACCTTACAATTTGTCATTTAACTTATATTCATTTACAGCAACTGCTGAAGATGGTCTATGTATTATAGAACAAATACTACCATACTTTCAACCAGACTATACAGTTACAGTAAATGCAATACCAAGTATGGGTATAAAAAGAGATGTACCAATAACACTAAATAGTGTTGATTATCAGGATACATATGATGGTTCATTTACACAAAGAAGAGCTGTAAACTATACATTAAACTTTACAGCAAAAACTTATCTATATGGCCCTATATATTCTAGTAAAGTTATTAAAACTGCTCAAACAGATTTATATAACGACACAGGCACTAGTGCAGAAAAAGAAGAAAGAATTGTTGTAGTTCCTAATCCGACAACTGCTGACGCTGATGATGATTTTGGATTTACAACAACTATAACGAATTATTAATTATGACTATAGATGAAAAAATAAACGAGGCTCTTGGTATCTCTAACGAGAAAATACTAACTAAAGCTGTTGTCAAAAAAGAATATACACCTCCTGTACCTAGGTTAGAAGATAAAAATAAAGAAGATATTGATAACGACTATAAGTACAGTAGAGAAAATTATTACAATCTTATAGAACGAGGACAAGACGCAATACAAGGTATACTTGATATTGCCAACGAAAGTCAACACCCTAGAGCATACGAAGTTGCAGGTAACTTAATTAAACAAGTTGCTGATACAGTTGACAAATTACAAGACTTACAAGGCAAACTTAAAACACTTAAAGACGTACCTAATAAAACAAGTACAAATATTAAACAAGCATTATTTGTAGGTTCTTCAGCAGAATTACATAAAATGTTAAAGAACAAAAATAAAGACGTGCAAAGTGAAGAAGATAAAGATTTTAAAAAGGTAAATCCTGATGACTGAAGCATATCTAGGTAACCCTAACCTATATAAAGCAAATCTACAACAAAGTTACACCGAAGATCAAGTAAGAGAGATTGCAAAGTGCATGGATGATCCTATACACTTTATAAAAACATATACTAGAATTGTAAATATTGATGAAGGTCTAGTACCTTTTAATATGTACGGGTTTCAGGAAAAAATGGTTAAGACATTCCATAATAATCGTTTTTCTATTTGTAAGTTACCAAGACAGTCAGGTAAATCAACTACTATTATTGCATATCTATTACATCAAGTAATCTTTAATGATAATATTAATGTGGCCATACTTGCAAACAAAAGTTCTACTGCTAGAGATTTATTAGGTAGACTTCAACTTGCATATGAAAATCTACCTAAATGGTTACAACAAGGTGTATTAAACTGGAACAAAGGTTCTTTAGAATTAGAAAACGGCAGTAAAATACTTGCAGCTGCAACATCTTCAAGTGCTATTCGAGGTGGTTCATTTAACATCATATTCCTTGATGAGTTTGCTTTTATACCTAATAATATATCTGAGCAATTTTTTAGTTCAGTTTATCCTACAATTTCTTCTGGTAAATCTTCTAAAGTTATGATTGTATCTACACCACATGGAATGAATATGTTTTACAAATTGTGGAATGACTCAATACATGGAAGAAACGATTATAAACCTATTGAAGTACATTGGTCAGAGGTACCTGGTAGAGATGATAAGTGGAAAGAAGAAACAATTAGAAACACAAGTGAGGCACAATTTGCTACAGAGTTTGAGTGTGAGTTTGTAGGATCAGTAGATACATTAATCAATCCATCTAAATTAAGAAACTTATCACACAATACACCATTAGTATCTAACGAAGGTTTAGATATGTACGAAAGAGCAGAAAAAGGTAAAGATTATGTTATGACAGTTGACGTAGCACGTGGTACTATAAGAGATTATTCTGCCTTTACTGTATTTGACGTAACACAAATGCCATATAAGTTGGTTGCAAAATTTAGAGATAACGAAATTAAACCTATATTGTTTCCTCATACTATTGAGAAAGTTGCAAGAGCATATAACAATGCTCATATATGTGTTGAGGTAAATGATCTAGGACATCAAATAGCAGACGCTTTACAGTTTGAATTAGAATACACAAACTTATTAATGTGTATGATGAAAGGTAGAGCAGGTCAGATATTAGGTGGTGGTTTCAGTAAAAGAGGTACGCAATTAGGTGTACGTATGACTAAACAAGTAAAACGTATAGGTTGTTCTAACTTAAAAAGTTTACTTGAAGGCGATAAGATATTAATAAATGACTTTCATACAATACAAGAGCTATCAACATTTGTAAGACGTGGCAGTGGTTGGCAGGCTGAAGAAGGTTCTAATGATGATTTAGTTATGTGTTGCGTTATATTTGCATGGATCACTAATCAAAGATATTTTAAAGAAATGACTGACCAAGATGTACGTGCTAGAATGTATGCTGAACAACAAAACGCAATAGAACAAGACATGGCACCCTTTGGGTTTATGGACAATGGTCTGGAAGAAGAATATCAACAAGATGATAAGGGTGAAGTATGGCGCCCAGTTACCGTACGTAAAGGTGACATTTTATAAATATAAACGAGATTAATGATACCTATTAGCTAATAAGAGGAGAACAAACATATGGCATTTCAAGTTTCACCAGGTGTTCTCGTACAAGAGAGGGATTTAACAAACGTAATCCCAGCAGTGGCAACTACGATCGGTGCCGTTGCAGGACAGTTCAATCAAGGACCTATGGACGAAGTTACGTCTATTAGTTCGGAGAAAGAATTAGTAGAAACGTTTGGAAAACCTGACTCTACAAACTTTGAATATTGGTTTAGTGCTGCAAGTTTCTTGCAATACTCATCAAGTTTAAGGGTAGTACGAGCTGCAAACACTTCAAGTGTTAACGCTGTTGTATCTGGATCAGCATTAAGAATTAAGAACACAGATCATTATCAAAACGGTGACGGAAGTACAGGACCTTATAACGATGGTTCGGCTAACGTTGGTGAATGGGCTGCAAGAACAGCAGGCGCATGGGGTAATAACTTAAAAGTTTCAGTATGTCCGAGTGCAACGGCATATGAAACAGTAAATAAAACAACAACAAATGACGCTTCAACAGCAGTTGGAGATACATCTATCGTATTAACTTCAGGAACTGATTTTAATGTAGGCGATATTGTAAACTTCGGCGAGTCAGGTGGACATGAATATAGAGTTACAGATGTTACAACAAACACTTTAACTTTTGTAAGACATCCATCAGGCACAGGCGGACTACACACAGCTGTTGCAAACGGTTCACAAGTAAGAAGAAGATGGCAATACTACGATCTAGTAAATAAAGCACCAGGAACATCAACATACGCTTCTAATAGAAGTGGTGTAAATGACGAAATGCACATAGTAGTCGTTGATGAAGACGGTGGTATTACAGGTACTGCTGGTGAAGTTTTAGAAGTTTATGATTCAGTATCAAAAGGATCAGACGCTAAAACAGCACAAGGCGATACTAACTACTACGTTGACGTACTTTACAACCAATCAGAATACATCTATTGGATGGATCACGTTGTGACAGGAACAAATTGGGGTAGTGCAGTTGCAGGAATAACATTTACTGCTCTGTCAGCACCTTTTGCTAGATCACTTGAAAGTGGTTCAGACGGTTCAACAGTAAATACTGCTGAATTAAAAACTGCTTACGAAAAATACAATGACGCTGATACTGTAGATGTTAACTTAATCATCGCTGGTAAAGGTGACGCTACACACATTGATAACTTAATTACAATCGCTGAAAACAGAAAAGACGCAATAGTATTTGTTTCTCCTGAAAGAACGGATGTAGTTAATGTTTCAAATAGTACTACTCAAACAACTAACGTAAAAAGTTTCTTTGACAGTATTAGATCATCATCATACGTTGTATTTGATAGTGGTTACAAATATACATACGACAAATATAATGACGTATTCAGATATGTTCCTTTAAATGGTGACATTGCTGGATTAGCTGCAAGAACAGACTTAATCGCAGACTCATGGTTCTCACCTGCTGGTTTCAACAGAGGAGTAATTAGAGGTGCAGTTAAACTTGCTTACAATCCAACACAAGGACAAAGAGATGAATTGTACAGAGCGAGAATTAACCCAGTTGTAACATTACCAGGACAAGGTACTTTATTGTTTGGTGATAAAACTGGATTATCAACGCCGAGTGCTTTTGATAGAATAAACGTAAGAAGATTGTTTATTACTTTGGAGAAGGCAATATCAACAGCTTCTAAATTTCAACTATTTGAATTTAATGACGAGTTTACAAGAGCTCAATTTAGAAACATAGTTGAACCATTCCTAAGAGATGTACAAGGTAGAAGAGGTGTTACAGACTTTAGAGTAGTTTGTGATTCTTCTAATAACACTGCTAATGTCATTGATAGTAATGAGTTTAGAGCTGATATATTTGTTAAACCAAATAGATCAATCAACTTTATACAACTACAATTCGTTGCGACACGATCAGGCGCCGCATTTGAAGAAGTGGTAGGAGGATAAACACATGCCAAATATAAATGACTTTAAAGCTAAGTTAAGAGGCGGTGGAGCTCGTGCCAATCAGTTTAGAGTAACAATGCCTTTTCCTGGTTTTGCTGCTGTAGGTGGTGAAACAGAAACTATGAGTTTCTTAACTACATCTACATCTTTACCAGGAATGACTGTAACGGAAGTTGCAATACCATTTAGAGGTAGGGAGTTATATGTTGCAGGTGATAGAACATTTGCTACATGGACTACAACTATTCTAAATGATACTAACTTCTTAATACGTAACGCTTACGAAAGATGGTTAAACGGTATCAACAATATGTCAGATAACGAGGGGTTAGTAAATCCTGTTGATTATCAAGTTGACGCATTTGTAGATCAGTTAGACCGAAATGGTAACGTGATTAAATCATACACATTCAGAGGAATGTTTCCAACAACTCTGGATGATATTGCTCTATCGTATAGCGATAACAACTCTGTAGAGAGTTTTACTGCTACACATAGATACCAATACTTTGAAACAAATACTACTACTTAATACCGTTATAAGTATTAATAGTAATAGGAGAAATTAAATTATGGCTGAACTGTTTGGGTTTAAGATAGAACGTTTAAAAGACGCTACAACCGATCCAAGACAAAATATAGTTCCACCTCAAGCGGAAGACGGTACACAAACCGTCCCCGCTGGTGGGTTTTTTGCGTCTTATGGCGGATTTGATGTAACGGCTAGAAACGAGCTAGACTTAATAAGAAGATATAGAGAAGTATCACTTCATCCCGAGTGTGACCTTGCAATAGAGGATATCATATCTGAAGCAATCGTATCAAATGAAAATCAACAATCTGTACAATTAGATTTAAGTAAAATTGAGTACAGCGAATCTATCAAAAAGAAAATAAGAGAATCATTCCATGAAGTATTAAAGTTATTAAACTTTGATATAAAAGGCCACGACATCTTTAGAAGATGGTACGTAGATGGTAGATTATACTATCATAAAATTATAGACAAAGATAGTCCTAGGCTAGGAATTACAGAATTAAGATATATAGACCCTCGGAAAATCAAAAAGATTAGAGAGGTTAGAAAGCAAAGAACAGATGGTATGCCTTCTTCATTTGCTTTTGAAAACAAATTCCAAGAATATTATATATTCAACGAAAGAGGAATACACCCGACTGCTACATCTAACGCAGGTGGGTTAAGAATAGCACCAGATGCTATTTCGTTTTGTCCGTCTGGTTTAATAGATCAACAGGCAAATCAAGTTTTATCTTATTTACACAAGGCAATTAAACCTGTCAATCAATTGAGAATGATTGAAGACGCTGTTGTAATATACAGAATTGCTCGTGCACCAGAAAGAAGAATATTCTATATTGATGTAGGTAACTTACCTAAAATTAAGGCTGAACAATATTTAAGAGATGTTATGGCTAGATATAGAAACAAACTTGTATATGACGCAAGTACAGGTGAAATTAAAGACGATAGAAATCAGATGAGTATGTTAGAAGACTTTTGGTTACCTCGTAGAGAAGGTGGGAGAGGAACTGAAATTACTACATTACCTGGTGGTCAAAACTTAGGTGAAATACAAGATATAGAATACTTCCAAAAGAAACTATATCGTTCTCTTAATATACCAATTAGTAGATTAGAAGGTGGTCAAGGATTTAATTTAGGTCGTGCAGCTGAAATTAGTAGAGATGAAGTTAAGTTTACTAAATTTGTAGGCAGATTACGTAAAAAATTCTGTATGCTTTTCCATGATCTATTGAAAACACAATTAATTTTAAAAGGCGTTATTGCTCCAGAAGAATGGGACAGTATGCAAGGCGATATTACATATTCTTTCTTACAAGATGGTTACTTTGCTGAATTAAAACACAGCGAAATGATGAGAGAAAGAGTTATGCTCGCTCAACAACTAGAAGGGTATGTTGGTAAATATTTCTCTAACGAGTATATACGAACCAAGATATTAAAACAAAATGAAACAGAAATTGATGAAATTGATAAACAAATTGAAGAAGAAGGTTCTGAAGGGCAAGGCGAAGAAGTCGTCCCCACCATCACGCCTCGTAAAGAAGCGAATGGCAGTAAAGAAAAAGAACCAACATTAAAACCAAAAGAAGGAGAAAAAGATGTCGGAAGAAGTAATTAGATATGGTGCTGGTGGCGTTCCTTACGTAAAGAAAACAGAAGCACCTAAGGAAGAAGTTAAAGAAGAAGTAATATCTGAAATTTTAACAAAGAATCCTAACAAAGAAAAAAAATCTGAAACTACTAAAGAAAAGAAGTAATAGGAGATAAATAATATTATGAGTAAAGAAAATTTAAACAAGTTTGTTAATTCACTACAACAAGGTGACGCTAAACAGGCAGGAGATGACTTAAAAAATGCTCTTGCAGATAAAGTTAGTGCAGCCTTAGATGGTGCTAAAGTTGATGTGGCAAAGTCAGTATTTACAGGACAACAAGGCGCAGACGCTCCAGAAGCGAATGTGTTTAGTGGTAATGATATAAGTGCTGAAACTCCTGCACCAGAGGTAGCTAGTGATGAAGTGGCTCAGTAATTTTATCAAAGATAATATAACTGAAGGCAACGATTATAAGCGTACTAGACAGTACAACAAACTCACGCCTAAAATGAAGCGTGCTGTAGATATGATATTCAGAGCTGCTGATAAAGACGCAGATGTAATATCTAATTTTGAAAAAAATGTCAATACAGCTGCGAAACAATTTGGTGTAAGTAAACAAGATTTGATGACGTATTTTGATAAAGAAACGTTAACAATTTTAAGGAGATAGAAATGGGAACATTTATAATAAAAGGAACCGCTATTGCAGGTACATTGACTGATAATTCAATCGGCAATTCACCTTTTGTAAGAGTAGTTGCTACTGCTGGTACAAATACTATTACAGTAAAAGATGGCAGTACTACTTTAGGTACAACTTTATTACATTCTGCTGGCGATGAAATTACGATAGAAAAACATCCTAAACATACAATTTCATCAAGTGCAGCTGTAAGTGCTACTGCTGTAGGCGTAGGACACTAACATGGCTGATACAGTATCTACACAAACATTAACAGATACGACAGGCGTAAAGTTTGCCGTTAAGATGACTAACTTTTCTGACGGCACAGGTGAAACTTTAGTTAAAAAAGTTGACGCTAGCGAAACAACTTTTATGACTGAAGACGGTGATCGTAAAATATCAAAAATCTTTTATTCAATTAACACTGCTAATCCTAAATCAGCAGTTGAATTGATATGGGATGGTACAGATAATGCAACGGCAGTTTTGTTGTCTGGTCAAGGTTTTTGGGACTTACGTGCCGATGGAAATGAGATAGGAAACAATGCAACAACACCTACAGGTGATGTTTTACTATCTACAAAAAATTTCGCAATTGGTGATAATTACACAATTTTAGTCGTTTTCAGATAGTTATTTGTATAAATAATAAAGAGAAATAGAGATAGATACAAATGAAATTAATTACCGAAGAAATATCAAACGCAGAATATATTGTAGAACAAAAGAATGGTAAGAAAAACTATTCTATCAAAGGTATATTCATGCAATCCGATGTGAAAAATAGGAATGGAAGAGTCTATCCTAAAGAGATACTTCAAAAAGAAGTGTTTAGATATAATAGAGAGTTCATCAATAAAAGCAGAGCATTCGGCGAACTTGGTCATCCTGATGGCCCGACAGTAAATTTAGAAAGAGTTTCGCACATGATTAAGGCTCTATATCCTGAAGGCGCAAATTTTATAGGTGAAGCACGAATTTTAGATACCCCATATGGAAAAATAGTGAAAAGTTTAATTGACGAGGGTGCAAAATTAGGTGTTTCAAGTAGAGGAATGGGCACACTTGCAAACGTAGGTGGTGCTAACATAGTCAAAGACGATTTTTATCTTGCAACCGCGGCTGATATAGTCGCAGACCCCAGCGCTCCAGACGCTTTCGTAGAAGGCATTATGGAAGGCAAAGAGTGGGTTTGGAATAATGGCGTTTTGAAAGAGCAAGAAGTAAACGAATTAAAGTTACAAGTAGAAAGTAAAGAGAGAATGGCAAGAGCAAATAAAAATGCTCAAGTATTTGAATCTTTTCTTAAAAAGCTGTAATTTTATAAATAGTAATTGACTCATTCCGAGAGGAGTGGTGCATTTATTTTACAACAACAAGAAAAACTATTGAGGAGATAGAACGATGGCTGACAATACTGTGGCAGATTTGCCAACAAAAAATGCAGCTCCAGCTGAACCAGCAAAGTCGTTACAGGCAACTGTACAACAAGTGATGAATAAAGCAATCACTTCACCGACTGACGCAAAAGTAGATTTCGCACAAGGGGTTAACCACATTACAGGTGACCCACAACAAAAAAGTGCAGGTACAGCGGACGCAATGCCTACTCTCTCTGCTGAAAAAGAGCCTAAAAAAGATATTCAGGCTACTTACGAAGCTGATGAGAAAAAGGACGAAAAAGAAAAAGAAGACATGAAAGAAGCAGAATACGCTGACAAAAAAGATGATGAGAAAAAAGATGTGAAAGAAGGCGAAATGCCTGCTGGTCTTAAAAAGTACTTGGACAAAAAGAATGATAAAGAAGATGAAAAGTCTGAAGAAAAAGAAGACGATAAGAAAAAAGATATGAAAGAAGCTGAAGACAAAGAAGATAAGAAAAAAGACGAAAAAGAAATGTCTGAAGCGGAAGACAAGGAAGACAAGAAAGAAAAAGAAGTTTCTGAATCTGAAGATAAAGAAAAAGAAGCTAAAAAAGAAATGACAGCTAAAGATAAAGTAAAAGACATGGATATGAAAGAAGACGTTGCTGCTCTAACTGATGGTGAAGAACTATCGGAAGAGTTTAAACAAAAAGCTTCTACTATATTTGAAGCTGCTGTTAAAGCAAAACTTGTTGAAGAAATAGAAAATTTAGAGAGCGAATACGAAACTAAGGTTAATGAGAAAGTTGAAGAAACTAAATCAGAAATCGTAGAAAAAGTTGACGCTTACCTAAACTATGTTGTCGAGGAGTGGATGAAAGAAAACGAATTGGCAATAGAAAAAGGTTTAAGAGCTGAGATTACTGAAGATTTTATCGGTGGTCTTAAATCTTTATTTGAATCTCACTACATCAATGTTCCACAAGAGAAGTATGATGTGATTGAGGCTCAGACTGCTGAGATAGAGAAGTTAAAAGAAGAAGTTAACCAATCTATTGAGAAAAACGTTGAGTTAAATCAGGCAATCGGTCAACACGTAAGAGCAGATATTATCAATGATGTATCATCTGATCTTGCTGAAACTGAATCTGAAAAACTTAAAGGTTTAGCGGAAAGTATTGAATACAAAGACGCTGACAGTTTTAGAACAAGTATAGAAACATTAAAAAATTCTTACTTCCCTAAAACAAAAGCGAGTGAAACTGAATCTAATGAAGTAGCAGAAAACAATGCTGGCTCTATGAATGAGTCAATGGCTGCATATACTGCTGCAATTAGTAAATCAAAGAAAAACCCATACGTAAAGTAAGGGTTAGTTAATTAACTAAAAAGAAGGAGAGATAGAAAAATGTTTTTATCTGAATCAATGCAAAACAAGTGGCAGCCCGTTTTAGACCATCCTGATCTTCCTGAGGTCAAAGATAGTTATAAAAGAGCCGTTACTTCAATGGTATTAGAGAACCAAGAAAAGTCGCTTAAAGAAGACGCTGCTTTCTTATCAGAAGCTGCGCCAACTAACGCAACTGGTTCATCTATACAAAATTGGAATCCTATTCTAATTAGCTTAGTAAGAAGAGCAATGCCTAACCTTATCGCTTACGATATCGCAGGTGTTCAACCAATGTCTGGCCCAACAGGTCTGATTTTCGCAATGAGAAGTAGATATACATCTCAAACTGGTGGTGAAGCTCTTTTTGACGAAGCTGATACAGATTTTTCAGGCAGAAATGCTGCTGGATCATCTGTGAGTGGGGCTTCCGCTGTAGCACAAACTGGTGAAAACCCAGCTGTTCTTAATGACTCAATCGGTACTTCTACTGGTTACACAACTGGTACTGGTATGACAACTGCATATGCAGAAGCACTTGGAGACGCTTCTGGTAACGCATTTGCTGAAATGGCATTCTCAATTGAGAAGTCAACGGTAACTGCGAAAAGCAGAGCATTAAAGGCTGAGTACACTATGGAATTAGCACAGGACCTTAAAGCAATTCACGGCTTAGACGCTGAAACTGAATTGTCTAACATATTATCTGCTGAAATCTTAGCTGAGATCAACAGAGAAGTAGTTAGAACAGTTTATAGAACTGCTGAAGTAGGTGCTGCTGATAATGACAACTCACACGCTGCAATTAACACAACAACTGCTGGTATATTTGACCTTGACACAGACTCTAATGGTAGATGGTCTGTTGAAAGATTCAAAGGTCTTATGTTCCAACTAGAGAGAGATGCAAACACAATCGCTCAGAGAACCAGAAGAGGAAAAGGTAACATGATTATCTGTTCTTCAGATGTTGCCTCTGCATTACAAATGGCGGGTGTTTTGGATTACACTCCTGCATTAAACAACAACTTAAACATTGACGATACTGGTAATACTTTTGCTGGTGTATTAAATGGTAAGTACAAAGTTTACATTGACCCATATGCTGCTAACATGGCAAGCAATGCGTCACCTACTAAACAGTACTACGTTGTTGGTTACAAAGGAACTTCTCCATACGACGCTGGTTTATTCTATTGTCCGTATGTACCTCTACAAATGGTTAGAGCAGTAGGTCAGGATAACTTCCAACCGAAAATCGGTTTCAAAACTAGATACGGTATGGTTGCTAATCCATTTGCTGGTGCTTCTGCGTCAGGAAATATTACTGCTGACGGTGTTGGTGCAATCAACGCTAACAGATACTACAGACGTGTTCAAGTTACGAACATCATGTAATATTTGTTGAGAAACAAATTTAAGAAGGGCGCTTCGGCGCCCTTTTTTTTTAGCATAAATAAAAGTAGATTATGTTTTATACTGAAAGAATAACAATTTATAAAGAAATACCTATGTGGAAAAGAACACCATTTAAAGAACTTCTAGGAATATTAGTAGTAGGTTGTATTATTACACTAATAGCATTAGGTCTTAATTATTTAAATCCTAAGCCAAATGTATTAGAAGAATTAGAAGAAAAAATTAAAAAAGTAGAACAAAAAGAAATTGTTTTAACTGAACCTGAAAAACAACTAGAAAAACAAGCTACAGAAAAAGAATGGCAAGAAGTAGATAAACAAACAGATAAATAGCTGTATGACAGTAACCAACTCATACACTAGACAACCAACTAAACTGGACTATGCTAGTCCTACACAGTTTAAGTTTTCTATAATCAAGTTACCTAAAGTAGAATATTTTTGTACTACAGCAAATGTGCCTGGTATTACACTAGGTTCATCAGCACAAGCTACACCTTTTAAAGATATACCTATACCTGGTGATAAACTAGATTACGATACATTAAACATACAGTTTTTAGTAGATGAAAATTTAGAAAACTATAGAGAGATACATGGTTGGATGACTGGTCTTGGATTTCCTAAAGATCATTCACAATTTAGATCATTACAGGCTGCAGGATCAGACAGATATCCTACAACAACAAGCGAAACTTATAATAAAGAATTAGGACAAGTTGTAAAACAAACTTCAGATGATGGTGGTTTATATTCAGACGCTACATTGTTTATCTTAACAAGTAAAAACAATTCAAATATAGAAGTACGTTTTAGAGATATATATCCTATATCATTATCAGGTTTAGATTACAATCAACAAGCAACAGATGTAAATTACTTAACAGCAAGTGTAACGTTTCAATATAAACTTTATGAGTTTGCTAATGTGAGTGGTAGTGACACATTAGAAACAACAACTTAATTATAACATATATATTATTATGACAGTACGTGTTAGACCTAGAGATTTAAAACTTCCAGATTACATGACAAGAGGTGGTCCTGGCGACCTATCAATGCCAGGTAATGTCAATACAGCAGAATGGTGGCGTCCTGAACACATGTCACTTCTTGGTCAAAAGAAGGCTGCTGAAAAAGGATCAATAGTAGAACAAGCAAAAAGTAAAGAAATATTTTATTGTAGCATACCTTTTACACAATTATATAACGAGATAGATGGTAGATTTCAAGCGTGTTGTTTTGCACAACCGCATAAGAATGCCACTATTAAAAACACTACATTAAAAGACTGGATGTTTAAAGGTCCTTATATGAATGTATTAAGAGAAGAAATGACTACACCTTTAAAGGAACAAAAAGAACCTTTAAAATTTGTTAAAAGATTTTGTAAAAGATGTGTTACAGATGAAGAAAAATATGGTAGGTCCAGAAGAACAAATTGCTTAAAAATACATACAAACAATCATACTTTTTGGGATGATATTGAACATATATCAGATAGATTTAGAAAGACAGGTGAATACAAACTTGATAGAAGGGTTTTAGAAATACAATTAAAGATATATGGATCAGAATGTAATTTAGATTGTTTTATGTGTCTTCATTCTAACTCAACCACAAGAATGAAAGTAGCAGAAGGTGGTGTATGGAATAATCAAATATGGCAAAAAGAAACTTCAGGTCTTGTTGCACAAGAAACAAATGAATCAAAATCAAAACTTAAGCTAGTAGGTGAAAAACTAAAAAAAGTATTAGAAGATAACACGCCTGGATCAATAGAACAAATACTAGAGTTAGCGCCCTTTACACGTAGTATAAAAATTATAGGTGGTGAGCCACTTATTATGAAAAAACAATATGAGATGTTACAGGCATTAATAGATAGTGGTGATTCAAAAGAGATTATAATAAAATTTCAAACAAACATGACTAAAATGGCAAGAGGTAAACATAATATATTTAAATACATACCTCATTTTAAACTTATAACTATGGTTGCTTCTGTAGATGGCATAGGTAAAACTATTGAGTATATGAGAAGAAGAACAGAATGGCCTGAACTAGTTGACAATATAGAACGAGTTAAAAAATATCCTAATGCTGTTGTAGATTTTAATGGTTTAGTTTCTTTTTTAAGTGTTATGAGATTTTATGAAGTTGTAGATTGGTGTATGAACAATCCTGTAATAGATCAAATCAATTGGGCAATGTTGGAAAACCCTAAACATTTTTCAGTACATAATTTACCTAAAAAAATAAAAGATGATCTAATAATAAAATATGCAAAGTTGCCTGACATAGTAGCTGCATTAGAAAAAAAACCTGATCCTGATGTAAATATACAAGATACATTTCAATACTTGTTACAACAAGATAGATACTATAAAGGAACAAAATGGGAATCACATTTGTTTGATGTATTTCCTGAACTAGAAGAATTTTACGACCCTAACTATAAGTCACCAGACGAGATAGATAGAAGGATGCAAACTGAATTAAAAAAAGGCATTGAAAAGGCTTATGAAATCCCAGACTTATTAACTTAATATATACTATAACAATATAATGGAGATATTATGACATTTGATGAACTACAGGCACTCGCCGATAAAGACCTAAAAATAAATGATACTGAGCTTGATTTAGAATCATTAAAAACACCACAACTACATAACAAGTATATGAAGTTTCATAATCAATATACTAATTTATTAAAGAAGGCTGAACAAGACCTAGCAAGATTGACAAGAGAAAAATGGGAATACTATACAGGTAAGGCAGACCCTAGTGTGTATCAAGTAAAACCTTTTAATTTAAAAATATTAAAACAAGATGTTGACAAATATCTTAAATCAGATGATGAGCTTATTAAGTTAGATCAAAAAGTAACTTATATACAAAGTGTTGTTGACTACCTAGATAGAACAGTTAAGATTATTTCTAATCGTGGTTTTCAAATAAAGAACGCTATAGACTGGCGTAAGTTTACTTCTGGCGTGATCTAAAATGAAGTATCTAATAGTTAGTGGAGATAGTAATACTACAGATGACTTTGATTCTATATCTCATCCTGACTGGGAATTTAATTATAAAAAGTGGCCTACATTATTAGGAGAAAAACTAGGCATGAAAGTTATCAATCTGGCTAGTGCAGGACAAGGCAATGAATTTATCTATACAACTATACGAGATGAAATAGTTAAAATAGAGGATAAAAATCAAATTGGTTTAGTTATTGCTGCTTGGACACAAGCACCAAGGAAAGATTTTAAAACCGAAAGGTTAAATTACTTTGGAAAACCATGGTCATCACTACGATATGATACACATGGTAACCTACCGTGGTGGGTTGAAAGGTCTTTAGGATATTATTTAGATTTTCAAATACTATGTGAGAGATATAATTTACCGTATGTTCAATTTCAAATGATAGAACTCTATGAACATTATTTAGATGGTTTGTTACCAAGTCAAACAGATATTCATTATGGAGCAAAACCTGGTGTTCGAAGTAAATATCCAGGAAATAAAAGAAAAGACAAAGAACTTATATTAAAATCTATAATGGAATATAAGAAGAAATTAGATACATCTAAATTTATGGGATGGCCTCCAGTCAAAAAATTAGGAGGATGGACATTTAAAGATCAACTTGATTTATGGTATGATAAAAACTCACCAAGGAGAGTATCTACTTTAGATGACCACCCGAATGAACTAGGACATATCGCTATTTGTAATAAACTAAATATGTTGTTACAGGAATATAATATATGCAAAACATCATAGTTGACAAGGTCAATGACGTGTACCTACGCATTGACGCAGACGCAAGTATCCGTAGAGAGTTATCAGATTATTTCTCATTTGAAGTACCTGGTTACAAGTTTACACCTCAATTTCGTAATAGAGTTTGGGACGGAAAGATACGATTATACTCGTATGCTACAGGTCAATTATATGTTGGATTGTATCCGTACTTAAAAGACTGGTGTAAGAAGAAAGATGTACATATAGTTGAATCTAGTGAAATCCTTACACATAGCCATGTCTCAGCCGCCGATATAGACGGCTTAATCAAGTCTTACGATCTGTCTATCACTCCGAGGGACTATCAAATTAATGCTTTTAAATTTGCGTTAGAATATGAGAGAGGTCTAGTTTTATCCCCTACTGCCTCTGGTAAATCACTTATTATATACATGCTTGTCAGGCACTATATGAATATGATAAACAACAATATTCTAATCATTGTACCAACAACATCACTAGTAGAACAATTATACAAAGATTTTAAAGACTATGGTTTTGATGTAGAAACAAATGTCAGTAGAAAATATCATGGTTATGATATAGATGAAGATAAACGTATAGTAGTATCAACATGGCAATCACTATACAAAATGCCTAAACAATTTTTTGAAGACTATGGTGCAGTTATAGGTGACGAGGCACACTTGTTTAAGGCTGTATCATTAACAAAGATAATGACAAAACTAACAGATTGTAAATATAGAATAGGTCTTACAGGTACGTTAGATGATAGTAAAACACACAAGTTAGTATTGACAGGTCTATTTGGTATGGTCAACAAGGTTGTATCTACTTCAGAATTGATTGAAAGAAAACAACTTGCAAATCTAAAAATAAAATGTCTGAACTTAAAGTATCCTGAAACAGAAGCTAAAAAAGTATATGGTGTAAAATACTTTGAAGAACTAGAATACTTAACTCAAAATAATGCTCGTAATAAATACATACGAAATCTAACCTTAGCACTTAATGGTAATACATTGTGTCTATTTCAACTTGTTGAAAAACACGGAGAGATTTTATATAAATTAATTAAAGAAAAAGTAGACCCAAAGCGAAAAGTGTTTTTCGTTTATGGGGGAACTGAAACAAATGATAGAGAAAAAATCAGAGCCATTACAGAAAAGTCGGATAACGCAATTATTATCGCTTCTTTCGGCACCTTTAGCACTGGTATCAATATTCGTAATTTACACAATATTGTTTTTAGTAGCCCTAGTAAATCACCTATAAGAATATTACAATCTATAGGACGTGGGCTCCGTGTCGGCGATAAGAAACAGTCTGCTACAGTCTATGATATTTCAGACGACCTTACATACAAAGATAAAAAGAACTTCACATTAACACACTTTCAGGAAAGAGTTAACATCTATAATAGAGAAGGCTTTGACTATGAAATACACAGCGTGGATTTAAAATGATTTCAGACGAAGACTTTAAGTTTTTATTACAAGAAAGCAATGGCTGTAAAAAGGCATTAGAGGTAGGTACAGGTACGGGCAAAAGTTCCGCAGCTTTAAAACTAAATTGTGAGGTGTACTCCATTGACAGAAACGATATATTTGAATATAATATAGATATAAACAGATTTATATGTGAAAGCAAAGATTATTGGAACGATTATCTACATTATGACTTTGATTTTGTTTTCATTGATGGCTCTATTGGCACAGGTGATTGTGAAGAAATACTTAAACGTACAAAAGACTCTTTTAAAATTGTATTCCATGATTACATACCAGGCGAGAAAGATAAAAATACAAACAAAGGTTATTATAATATGAAGGCTTTTAAACAATGTGCTATAGAACAATACGATATAATTCAACATACTGGAGGCTCTCATTGTGCCATACTAACGCTTAAGAAAGATAAATAGTTATATGATTAATCGTACTGAAGATAAACAGGTTAAGATAATCAGACTGGTTTCTGGAGAGGAAATCTGTTGTAAGTTTCCTTTACATAAAAATCAACTACCTGAAAACTCTAAACTATTAAGGTTACAAGAACCTATGCTAATCAAATACGTACCTCGTATTACTGAGCATGGTATATCCGATTATATTGCACTAGTAAAATGGGTTGGTTTTACAGATGAGAAAATAGTTACTATTCCTGTTGATAAGATTATTACAATATGCAATGCCACACCAGCATTTACTAAAAGATATAGTGATCTTTCACACTCACTAAAACACGCAAAACAGGCCTTACCAGGATTTATTGAAAGAGAAATGTCGGAAGAGGAGTTAGATAACGCCGCTTCCAATTATGAGAATGATATAACAAAAGATGATATAAAAGAAGTCGCTGACTTACTTAAAATGCCTTCAAAGAAGTTGCACTAGAGGGTAGCTATTCTCCTCGGTAACAACCCACATGGGTATTATATAACGAGAATTGCATTGAGTCAAGCGCCTATGAGGATTAATTATGCCAGGTAAATGGGACGGAAAAAGTAGAATTTCTACAGACAAATATAGACAGAATTTTGACAGGATTTTTAAAACAAATCCTATCAATTCCAAAGTAATAAAATCAAAGAAAGAAAAAGGTAGTTTTAAACGCTTGAAGCTTGACAAATTCAACAACCTATAGTATTATATAATTATGACTAAAACTAGAAAAAGATCAGCACATTATGTAGATAACAAAAAGTTTCTACAGGCGATGATAGAGTATAAGGATAAGTGTGATAAGGCAGAAAAAAGAAAAAGAAAAGCACCACCTGTCACTAATTACATAGGTGAATGTTTTTTAAAGATTGCGAATCACTTATCTTACAGACCTAATTTTATTAACTATACATTTAGAGATGATATGATTTCTGATGGTATAGAAAACTGTTTACAATATCTTAAAAACTTTAATCCTGCAAAGTCTAATAATCCTTTTGCTTACTTTACGCAAATAATATATTATGCTTTTATTAGAAGAATACAGAAAGAGAAAAAACAAACTAATATTAAATATAAAATGATAGAACAAGGAGGTATAGATGAATTTTCTGTACTACCTGGTGATACAAATAACGATTACAAAAATCAGTTTTTAGAATTTTTAAGAAAGAATAAACCATCAACTGAAGAACCACAAAAGAACGAAATTAAAATAAAGAAAAGAAAAAAAAGAACCTATACAAGTGTTTTAGACGTATAATGAAGATCGCACTATTGAATGATACACACTTCGGTGTTCGTAATGACAGCGAAGCGTTTAGAAAATATCAGCTTAGATTTTATAATGAAATCTTTTTTCCATACCTAAAAGAAAACAATATTAATACATTGGTACATTTAGGTGATGTTGTAGATAGAAGAAAGTTTATTAACTTTCAAACTGCTTCTATTTTTAGAGAACAGTTTTGGAATAGATTATATAAAGAAAAGATAGATACACATATTATACTAGGTAACCACGATACCTATTTTAAAAATACAAACAATGTAAACGCTATAGAAAATCTATACTCATCATTTGATAAAGTACACGAACCATTTATCTATACTAAATCAACTGTTGTAGAGTTTGATGGTACACCTATATTATTTGTACCTTGGATTTGTGATGACAACTACGATCACTCTATGGAAACGTTAAGAACAGCAAAAGCAGAAATTGTAATGGGTCATTTAGAAATCAAAGGTATTGAAATGCAAAATGGCGTAATCAATGAACACGGTTTAGCAAAATCAGATTTTAGTAGATATGATAGAGTAATATCAGGACACTTTCATAAACATACAGATGATGGTCAGATACACTACAATGGTGCTCAATATGAGATGACATGGTCAGATTACCAAGACCCAAAAGGTTTTCATATCTTTGATACAGAAACAAGAGAAATAGAAAGAGTTATTAACCCTCTAACTATACACAAAAAGATAATATATGATGATAAAAAACATGACTATAAAAATTTTGATATACAACCATACAACGAACACTTTATTAAATTAATCGTTTTACAGAAAACAGATAACGAGCTATTTGACAAATTTGTAGAAAGGTTGTATAATGAGATAAGTGTACATGATTTAAATATTGTAGAGGATTATTCTGATATTAAAGCTAGCGTAAGAGAAGACATATTAGAAATGGGCGAAGATACAGTTACATTCCTAAATAATTACGTAGATCAATTAGAAACAGATATAAACAAAACAAAGTTAAAGGAATACTTAAAGTCAATTTACATAGAAGCTAACGACAACAACGTATGATATATTTTAAAAAATTAAGATGGCGTAACTTTCTATCTACAGGTAATCAATTTATAGAAGTAGATTTAAGAAAGGCACCATCAACATTAATTATTGGTATGAATGGTGCAGGTAAGTCTACCATGTTAGACGCTTTATGTTTTGCCTTATTCAATCGTGCCTTTAGAGATATAAAAAAGGAACAACTTGTAAACACTATCAATCAAAATGAATGTGAGATAGAAGTAGAATTTGAAACAAGTAGTAAACAATACAAAATAATAAGAGGTATTAAACCTAACAAGTTTGAAGTTTATTGTAATGACGTGTTGTTAAACCAAGACGCTTCTAATATAGATTATCAAAATGCGTTAGAACAAAATATTTTAAAATGTAACTATCGTGCTTTCTGCCAGGTGGTCATCCTTGGATCAACATCATACGAACCATTTATGCACTTACGAGCAAGATATAGACGAGAGGTTGTAGAAGAAATATTAGACATAAGAGTATTCTCACATATGGATTTATTGTTAAGACAGAAACAAGGTGAGTTAAGTAAGGCTGTTATTGATGTAAAACATAGATATGATTTGATGACAGAAAAATACGAATTACAAAAGGCTCATTTTGAACAAATACAAAATAGAGATAATACAGATATAGAAGACCGTAGAAAACAACTAAAAGAAAACGAGCAAAGTAATTATGAATATAATCAAAAGTTACAAACACTAAACGAAAAAATTATATCCACAAAAGCAGAGATATGGGGTAGTGAAAAAGTACTTAAAAAAGAAAAAGAATTAGATAAGTTAGAAACAAAGATAGAACATAATTTAGAAACACATAAAAAAGATGTTAGTTTTTTTGAAACAAATGACAATTGTCCTACGTGTACACAACCTATCAATGAAAGATTTAAACAAACAAAAATTTACGAAGGTAGAAAAAAGATTAGCGAACTAGAAGACGGATTGCAGAAACTAACGGCCGAGATGGGGAAAACACAAGAACAAATTAAACAATACAAAGCAGTAGAAAAAAGATTAAATGATTTAGATATATCTGTTGCAAAAGTAAATACATCCATTTCAGAAATCAATAGACACTCAAATAGATTAGATACTGAAATTGCTAAACTAGAAAATGATACAGATAATACAAATAACGTAGCAAAAGAATTAGAACAAATAAAAGAAGACTTAGAATTAGTAAACGTAGAGAAGAACAAGGCTGTAGAAGAAAAGAAATATATTGATATTGCTAGAGAGATACTTAACGATACAGGTGTTAAGGCAAACATTATTAAGAAGTATCTGTCAATAATGAATAATTTAATTAATAAGTACTTACAATCTATGGACTTCTTTGTTAACTTTGAACTAGATGAAGAATTTAACGAAACAATAAAAAGTAGATATAGAGATACGTTTAATTATAATAGTTTTAGTGAAGGTGAGAAATTAAGAATAGACCTTGCATTATTATTTACATGGCGTACAATTGCAAAAATGAAAAATAGTACAAATACAAACTTACTAATACTAGATGAAATATTTGATAGTAGTTTAGATGGTCAAGGTACCGAAGACTTCTTTAAAATACTTAAAACATTAACAAATGAAAATACATTTATTATATCTCACAAAGGCGATATACTATTTGATAAATTTACAAATATAATTAAGTTTGAAAAATACAAAAACTTTACAAGGATAGCAGCATGATATACACATTGTTACCACCAACAGCACCAGAGGTACTATCATCAATAGCACCGTTTGATATAGACACATTTAAAAAACAAGAAAAGATAAGTGTTACAGAATTTTGTAACAACATGTTTGAAACAATGAAAAACTATGGTGGTATAGGTCTATCAGCAAATCAAGTAGGCAAACCATATCGTATGTTTGTAATGGGTGACAATTTAAATATAAACAAAGGTCAGAAATGGGTATGTATCAATCCTGAAATTACAGACATGAGTAAAGAAACGATTAGATACAAAGAAGGTTGTTTAACTTTTCCTTTTTTATTTTTAGATATAGAAAGACCACAAAAAATAAAAGTTAAATACTTAAATGAACAACTAGAAACAGTAGAAGAACAATTTGATGGCATTGTAAGTAGATGTTATCAACACGAATTAGACCATATGCAAGGAACAGTATTTACAGAATTAGTTAGTAAATTAAAATTAAATATGGCTCTAAAAAAGAGAGATAAAGAAATAAAAAGGGTTACAAAATTATGGCAACAAAAGTCTTAAAAGAATTAGATTTACCTGAATACGTACAACCATTAGATACAACTATAAAATTTTTAAATAACTTATCGTATTCAGCAGTAAAAACAAAATACAATGCAAAGGGTGATTGGGATGCTGTATCAATCAGAGGATATAGTGATGACATAAGTAACATTTTAAAACCTGGCGTACTAAAGTCAGATGTAGAACCAGCAGAATTAAGATGGACAAGTCTATACGAAGAACCTGATCTATTACCTTTAAAAGAAATACTATCTCATATACCAGCAGAGTTTGAACGTGTAAGAGTTATGCGATTAAAAGCAGGTACAACTATAAAGAAACATACAGACAAAGTAGATAAAGAAATAAAACAAGGCAAGATTGTAAGATTACATGTACCATTAAAAACAAATCAACATGTACATTTTTATCTATGGGAAGGTAAGAAAGAAAATCATTTTACTTTACAAGTAGGAAAATATTATTATGTAGATGTAACAGCTGCTCATGCTGTACATAATAAAGCAGATTTTGACAGATTACATTTAGTTATAGATTGTTACATGAATCCTAGATTAGAAAATTTATTAAAACAAGCAGAGGAGTTTGATGATATTAGCAGTCCCATCGGATTTTGATAAAGTAAAGTCTATATTCTATAGCCATAAGAAATGGTTTCCACATGTACGTACAGACTATATGAAACGTATGATAGATAAAAAACAACTTATTTTAGAAGATGGTATATTGATTACGTTTCATCACGCAAAAAGAAGACAAAAGATAGGCGATGTACAACTACAAAAAGGCGATACTGTATTACACCAGATTGCAAGTGATTCGCCAGGTTCTGGTACTGCTCAATCAATTCTTAATAATTTCTTTGAGTATTGCCCAAAAGACGTATTTTTATCAGTAAGAGCTGACAACTTGACAG